AGAAATTCACAGTTCCTTAATTAGGGGCGGCTATGATCGGTGGTGACAGCATGGATAAAGATAAAGAGCTTGAACTACTAATGGATATTCAAGAAAAAGTCGGTCGAATTGACGAGAGATTGAAAAAAGTTGAAGATACAGATCGCAAAGCGGAAGAGGCGATTCATCTAAGTGAAAAGAATGAAGAAAAAATTGTTGAGCTTTCCGCAACAGTTGAAGAACTTAAGGAAGGTCGAAAGTGGACTCAAAGAACTGCCATTGGTGCCATTATCAGTGCCGCAATTGCAGTTCTATCTTGGATTCACCCGCCATTCTAAAGGGGTAAATAAAATGAAAAAAGTATTGAATTTAATGAAAAATAAGGTAGTTAAGCCAGATGGAACACTTAACGGGAAGATCATTAGTGGTTTGGTAGCACTAATCATTGTATTCGTTCAACAGGTATTTGCCTGCTTTGGAGTTCAACCCAAGGGTGATGTGACTGCTTTTGTTGGACTTGCTAATACGGTGCTAACTATTCTTGGATTAGTTGGAGTATTGAGTGATCCAACGCCTGTGGAAGTTCCTGTTAAGACAGAAAATAAAGTGACTGAAAAATAGCAATAAACATTGTTGTCAAAATATTGTAATCGCTTACGATGGTTTGATATAATAAAATAGTTCTGGTGCGAGAGTGAGGATAATATGGTTCAATTTAAAAGTTTAATTAATGAAGAATCAAATAAAAAAATCATTGCTACAATACAATCACCAACAGGCCCAATTAACATTTTTGAGCCAACCGCAAGTGATGTAGCTGCGATTATGAATATGCATGAATTAGTTGATTACTTTAATCGTGAAAATGATTTGAAAGATAAAGAAGACACAGAAATTCCCATTACAGGAATTAGAGTTGTGCGAGAATTATACCCTTTATTAACTGACATAACAGATTTTGATGATTTATCTGATGAGGAAATTCAAAAGGTAATTGACAATCCGACAGAAGCACTAATGACAGTGAACGCATATGTTAATCGAGTTATATACCGTACATATACTTTAATGATTTTAACTTATATGAGTAATTTACAATTACAACATATGGAAAATCTAGTTGCGGATGTTAATGAAAAAACGCTGGATATGATTGTTGAATCTGCATCTAAGACTGATGAAGGTCGTGAGGCACTTGAGAACCTTAAGAAATCTACGGATGCACTTCAAGAACAACAGCGTGAAATAAATGAAAAAGATGTATTAGAAGATGAAAAGCTTGCCAAAGAAAACTCTGAAGCTTCCTCAAACAAGGTAATACAAATGTCGTATAAGGAACGTTTAGAAAATCAGATAAAGGGCAAGTTTGAAGACGTAGATCAGTAAAAAGATATGGTATTAAAGACTAGCGCATATTAAGAAGGGTGCAGTGTATACAAATTCCTTCTTATATGCGCTTTTATTTAGGAATGATTATATGTCAAGTGTAACTATTAATGGAAAAGTAAGAATAGATATTTCTGGTTTAGAAAATATGGCCGGAAAAATTAAATCCGTTAGTGTATCAACTTTGCAGACACAAATAAGATCATTAGCAGAGTCTATTCTTAGAGAAATATTGGCATCTGACTATCCTGCAAGAAGTACGCCTTGGTACACGGGTACTGGAGAAATGGCAGATGCAGTAATGGTTGAAGGAAGCGGTACGAATCTTCATATATGGATTGATGGTAGTAGATTATCAATGGCGATAACGCCAGAAGATATGTTTAACATCAACGCAAGTATAAAAGGTGAAGATTTCCGTCAAGGTCTGCCTGTTGTGCTCAATGATGGTGGTGGAGGTATTGTATCTCATGACGGAACGCATTATATGGAGAGAGCGTATGCACAATATAAAGCACGATTTGTTCATATATTGGCCAGTGCTTTGCGTGGGGCTGGTTTTGATGTATCAGAAGGTTAGGAAATAAAGATGGAAAGAAAAGAAAACTTAAAATATCAGATAAAGAAGGATAGGATTATTCGTCGATATGCGACAAAGGCAAGAATGGCGAAAATTAATCCCAAAAATATCAAAGTATATCAAAAGTATTTAAGAAGTAGAACAATTCAGCACGCGGATGTTAAGAATACGACTTATAAGGTTTATCAAAGTTACATGAATATCTTTATGTGTTATATAGCAGAAGAATGGGGAAACTTTTATCTATTAGATGAAGATATTCTTAATGAAGACATGTTAGATGTTATGGAAGCATATATGGCTTTCTTGGCTGATGATTGTGGTAATGGTAAGAAGGTAATTAATACAAAAGTTAGTGCAGTCTCAAGTTTTTACCAATGGGCTGCGAGACGAAGATTAATTAATAATCACCCATTCGCTGGAAAGTTAGAAAGAATTAAACACGCTCATGAAGAAAAAAGAATTGCTGTTCATTTTTTACATGAAGATCAAATTAAGAAAATTACTGAGACGTTAGCTGAATCAAAAACGACATTAAATAAATATGATCGACAAGATGAATTAATTTGGAATATTGCTTTTGACAGTGCTTGTAGAATTGGAGCATTACATCAGTTGAGTATATCCAATCTTAATCTAAACGATCGAGTTTTTAAGGATGTACGAGAAAAAGAAAGTAAGATAGTCGATATTCCTTTCACAGAAAGAACACAAAAGATTATTGAAGAATATCTAGCTTGGAGGGAGCAAAATGGAATTGAAACAGATGCTTTCTTCTATAACAGAAGTTTTGAACGAATGAGTCGGCAAGGGTTAGCATTACGAATTCGTAAGATTGGTGAAATTATTGGTATTGGTGATTTTCGCCCTCACTCTATACGTAAATCCAGATTGAATCAAATAGGACAAACTGGGAATATCGAACTTGCAAAAGAATTAGCACATCATGAATCAATGGATACCACTGCACGTTTCTATATGGAGAAAAAGAGTTCCGCGGAGACATTAAAAGAAATTGATCAATTGATGCAGTAGTTTAATTGGCACCACTGAATAGTTCCAGCGCATATATATATATATATATAGAACTATTTAAGGTAGGTGCAGTATGGCTGACGGACAGAATTTAAATATTAGGGTACATGTCGATTTACCAGACGTGTCAGATATAAGGTCTGAAATTGAAAGTGCCTTTAGAGGATTAGGCGATATTGATGCTGATATAGACCTTAAATCAGCGGGCCTACGAAATATAAAAAGTAAGATTAGAGAAGCGCTTGGTAAAGAAAATTATAATATTAATGCCAAAGCGGATGTCGATGGTCTTGCTAATATAGAAAGACTAAAAACTCAGCTAACAGAACTAAAAAGACTTGCTAGAGAGCCAATCCGTATAAAGACCGAAATGGATCCTAAAAGCTTTGCTGATGCACAAAGGAAAATGGAAGAACGTTCTAAGAAACAAAATCGTGCCTTTAGACCATATGGTTATGGTGAAGATAAGATTGATACAAAGGCGGATATTTCTGGTCTTGAAAGAGAAAAAGCAATTCTAGCAAGTGTGAGAAAGCTACAAAAACAAATTAATGCTACTGAATTAAAAATTGCTGGATCAGGTAGTTCTAGTCAAGTTGCAATAATGAAGGGTCATGTTGAAGAGCTTAAGGGGTCTTTAGATGGCCTTCAAAAGAAGTTATCAAGAGTTTATTCATCTAAAGAATGGGCACTTGGAAAAAATAGTGCGGTAGAAGCCGCAGCAAGATCAGTTGGACGTGTTAAGAATGATGTCATCTCAGATCAAGCATATAAGGTAGCACTAAAGGCTGATGCACAACGGGCAAGAGAACAAAATGCTGCTGTTAGACGAATTAATCAACTTTTAAACCAACGAGTTCGATTAAAAACGGCTTCGTTAAAAGCTGGAGAGCAAGAAACTGCTGTAATTGAGAAACAAGTTGCGGCAACCAATAAACAATTGGCTAGTGTTAAACAGGTTGCAAAAGAGCGTGGTGTCTCTGCAAAAGTTATTGCAGAAGCAGAGCGCAATAGTGCCTTATCATATTCTCGGAATGCTGCTAAGTATGAGGATAGACAGGCTCAAGTTATAGCTAGTGGTAGAGGAGTTGGTCGTGGAAGTGCACGACGTAGGGTTATGAACTTTACAATGGATGCATGGAATACGGGTCAACAGGCAATTTTTGGAGTTGGAGCAGTTGTAAGTCAATTAAATGATGTTGATAAGGCAATTACAAAAGTAACAAAAGTTGTCCCAGATGGCCAGGCGGCAGTCAATAAATGGAAAAAGAATATTTATCGTGATGCAACAGCTGTTGGTAAGACAGCTCCAGAATTTGCCAATGCTGTTGAACAGTGGGCAACTGCTGGTTACAACTTAAAGCAATCTATAGCACTGGCAAAGACTTCTGTTATGGGTAGTTTCGTTGGTGACGTACCTGTTGAAGATATGGTTAAGTACATGTCTGTACCTTTGAAGGCGTTCCAAAAAGAAGGACTTCGTTCCAAAGATATTATTAATGCCATGAATGAGGTTTCCAACAAACACGCCATTGAAATGGATGATCTTGGAATGGCTTATCAAAGAGCCAGTTCGACTGTGGCTGGAACCGGGACAACTTTTGCACAATTAACGGGTATTATTACTGCTGCGCAAGAAGGAACTCGTGAAGGTGGAGACAAGATTGGTAATGCGTACAAGACTATTGCCGCTAATATCAATCAAATTGGTTCAGGTATTACTAAGCAGGCACAGAATAAGAACGCCTTCTTTGAAAGTCTTGGGGTTCAGTTAAAGGATAGCAAAGGCAACCTTAAATCTACTTACCAAGTTATGGATCAACTTAGTAAAAAGTGGAAGCATATGAGTGCTCAAGACAAGAACACGGCTGCTTTGTATGCCGCTGGAAAGGACCATGCCAATATCTTTTCAGCAACGATGGATAACTGGGACACAGCCAAAAGAGCTTCACGAGAGGCACAATTACAGCAAAATCTAGCTAATCCTAATAATGGTTCGGCTTATAAGGAATTTGCAAAGCAACAAGATTCAATTGAGTTTCATTTGGCAAGATTAAAGAACTCATGGGGAGAACTCTTGAATAGTTTAGCTGGTGGACGTAGTGGAGTTAATGCTGCTGTTGATACCCTAAATGGTTTACTTAAGGTTTCTGGTGGCCTTGCAAATAATAAGCTTTTTATGACCGCCCTAAAAAGTGGTGGAATTCTAGCCGCCTCTAGTTTGTTGAATAGTAAATTATTTGGTGGAAGCATTTTTGGAATGTTTTTAAAAGGTAAGAGTAAATGGGCGGAAGCGTTCCAACAAGGCTTACAGGGAATTAATAAAGAGGCAAAGACAACATCTTCAAGTCTTAGTGAAGCCAAAAAGAGCGCTAGTGGATTTGCTGGTTCATGGAGTAATTTCAAAAATGCATGGGCTGGACGAGAAGAATACACTGGACGTATTAGTCGTGGTGGAGTAAAAGCCGAAAAATTAGAAGGAAGAAGATTTGATCGACGCGGAAAGAGTATTAAAGTTGATCCTGAACGACTCAATAACGTTTTAAGCAATATTGCCGATGATGCGGCTACTATGAAAATCAATAAGGCTAATAAGGCACTAAGTGGGACGGTACGTATTGCTAAAAAGGCTCCTCAGGTTAGCCGATTTAGTAGTATATTTAGAAGACTAGGCGCAACTGCCGGATTGATAGGAGCAGCGTTACCTGGTGTTGGGTTAGCAATTGATGGTGTGACACTTGGATTAACGGCATTAAACGTAGTTGGAATTGATCCATTTAAGGCAATGGATAAGGCTATGCACCCTGCAAAGTATGCCGCACAAGCTTTAAACAAAGAAGTACTTAAAACCGCAGACTCAATTGATAAAACTAACGCAGCAATAGGAAGAAATGGATTAGTATCTGGTCAATGGCAAGAAGATTATAAAGCTGTTAAGGATATGAGAAAAACCCTTGATGGCATTAGTCAGGATGCAAATGGAAACTTTACAGGTAAAGACTTCTCAGATTATAAAAAGCAGTTTAATGATATTGCTAAACGTAATGGCTTAGAATTACGTCTTGGAAGTAATTCTAATGCAGATGTTGTACGTGCGAAAACCGCAGACCTCAACAAAGAGGTTAAACAGAAAAAGAGAGATAATGTAGCGGACCTCGGAAACAAGGCGGACAAACAAATATCTAATATTGCTAAATCATTAAGTGGTAAAAGTATAGATAAATTACTTAACGCCAACAAAGCATATAACGATAAGATGAGGGACCTTACTTCGAAATATACCCTAAGGGGAGTTCATGGTGAGAATCTGGGGATAGCCGATAGAAAAGGCTATAATCGTGAAAAAGAAGATATAAAGAATGATTACAGATTTGGTAAGAATAACGAACAATTATGGAATTCTAAACAAGGACGTCAAATTGCTGCTAATGTACGAGCTGCTCAAAAAGGATTAAGAGCGGTTTTTGGTTCTTATGGAGATGCATTAGCTGATGGAACAATTAAGAAATCTGATTTGGCTTATATGTCAGATAGTAACAAACACAATGTTGCTATGGGTGCTGTTAAAAATGTTCGAGACCTTCAAGGTGCAAACGAAAATGATAAATCTGTACAAGATGCGAAGAACAATCTTAAAATGGTCCTTAAATCTCTTGGCGTCGGTGCTAAACTACAAAATAAGATTTTTAGCGATGCATTCAAGGGTAAAAACGGTTCTTTATTAGGCGATCTTTCTAAAGCTGGTGTGGACAAGCAAACAATTGCAGCTATGGCTGGTATTGGTGCTCAATATCAGCAACAGTGGGGAAGAGAGAAGTTCCTTAGTCAAGCTCAGAAAGATCAAAGTGCCTTAGATAAATACCAAAGTTCATATAAGAATGCTGCTAATGCTCAATCGCTTATTAACGCGAATACCGGCTTTATTGATTATGACAAATTAGCTAAATTTAATTCTGGTTATGCGAACCAGAGTAAAGGTAGAGCTATGTTTGGGGCTGCTGGAGTTAAGCTTAACAAAGGGAAACCAATGTCTGTTGACCAAATGCTTGCTTTAACGCAAGGTATGGATGGCGATCCTACTAAACTCTTAACAGGTTTTGCAAAAGGCGGAAGTAAGACTTCTGCAGCAACAATAGCAGCGATTGTTAATAATGGTCAAAAGTACAAGGTTGATAAAAGTGGAAATGTTGTTGATACTGGCTATCAAGCGACTGGATCCAATATTGGTAGTGCAATAGCAAGAGGACAAGCTGGTCAGTCAAGGAGTAAGATGTTAACTGGGCTTGATGAAGCGAAAGACAATGGACAGATTACGGCTGCACAAGCCGATGCAAGTGCAAAATGGATTAATAAAAATATTAATTCAAAAGGACAGGCAAAGACGGTCGCTGGATATAATGCTCAGGCTAAGGGCAAAGGAAAACTAACTGAGAATCAATTTAAGCAGTTGGCAAAAGGACTTTCTAATGCAGAAAGACAACAGGCCGCTAAGAATGCTAAAAAGAATGGTCAGTTAACTGACTCTCAATATAAAGACCTTAAGAAATTTCTAAATAATCCCAAGAATAAACAAAAAACTGATAGTCTCAAAGACGATAATGGCAGTAAGCGAGAGAAATCAGGAAAGAGTAAAAATAAAGGAAACGATAAAGGAAATTCAAAGAAAAATAACCATTCTTCTAAAAATAATTCAAGAAATAATAGGCAAAGAGGGCAAAATAAACCGAGAAAGAAAAGTCTTGCTGAACGTTCAGGACTAGAAAAGCGAGCCAGCGCTGATACTAATGCCAGAACTGCTAAAGCCATGGCAAAACAGTTGCGTAATAAAAAGAAGGGTTCAATTAATGCTAAAACTCTGAAAAACCTTCAGGCTCGTATGAAAAATAATAAGGAGCGCGAGAAATTAGCAAGACAGCTTCAAAAACAAGGCAAACTTACTAGAGGTGCCAGTAAGAGTGTTAATAAGAAATATGGAAAGCCTAAGAAGAGCAACAGAAATAGCGAAGCACAAGCTCGTAAAAATGGTCAGCGCGAAGAACAAGCTAGACAAAAGGGAAAAGACAGCGTAAAGAAGAGAAATCAGGCAAAAGAAAAAGCTGAGGAAAACAAGAAAGTACGCAATGCCCGTAAAAATGGTCAAAAAGAAGCCCGTGCAAAAGCACAGGGTTCAAAGGGAGCGACGAAAAAGAAGACTGTCGCAAGAAAGTCAACGCCTAAACGTACTACTAATCGTTCTGCAAAGTCATCTTCTCGTAGCAGTAATAAAGAACTTGCTGATGCAAAGAAACTTCAAAAACAATTAAAGAGCCTTAGCAAAGGCAATCATAAAATCAAAATTACTGCTAATGTTAGTGGTGCTAAATCAAAGATTAAATCCCTTGAAAAATCTGTAAAGTCTATGGGTAAGGGCAAGCACAAGATTAAGGTTACTGCCAATGTTAGTGGTGCTAAGTCAAAGATTAAGTCTCTTGAAAAATCTGTTAAATCAATAGGAAAAGGTAACCACAGGGTTAAGGTTACTGCATCTGTTTCTGGAAAAGGTAAGATTACATCTCTTAAGTCTGCGCTAAAAGGTTTGCACAATAGACATGTAAAAGTTAGCGTATCTTCCTCAGGTGCGGGCAAAGTCAAATCCCTTAAATCTGCAATTAATGGTGTCCATAATAAACATGTTGAAGTTGCTGCTAATGTCTCTGGAACTAGCAAGGTAAGACAACTAAAGAGCGCAATAAATGGCGTTAAAAGTAAACATGTTTCTGTAACGGCTAAGGTATCAGGTATTGGAGAGGTTCGATCCTTAGCAAGTGCTATCGCTTCAGTTCATAGTAAGTCTGTAACAGTTTCGGCAACTAAAATAGAAACTACTATTAAGAAGACGAAGAACGGATCAGTTGCCACAGTACCTCAACAGGCAACAAATCTTAATGAAATATCTTCTATGTCAGTAGTTTCTAATCCAAATACTGCATCAATGATAGCGCAGGGTGCACAAATGATGGGTCTTGATCCAGTTTCAGTTGCTAATGGCCAGAAGGTAACTAACTATTCTGATTCAACTGAGAAAGTTAGTGAAGACTACTGGCGCTATATGGGTAATGAACTTTATACGGGACTTCCGCTTGATGAACAGGTTAATAAACTGGAAGGGGCCGTTACCCAAGCAGATGAAAACATGGATAAATTAATTAGTTTGGCTCGCCAACGTATTGATTTAGACAATAAACAAATATCACATCAACGGACTATGCAAAGTGCATATCAACAACAAATAACGGATATGATTAATAAATTGCATGGGTATGGTTTTAAGTCAAGCGGTAATCAAATTACTAATCTGAAGCATGCAAAAGATATTACAGGTGATAATGCAAGTAAGGTTGATGAATTACTTGGAAAATATCAATCTGCATATCAGAACTTCTCACAAGCCACCCAGAAGATTCAAGAATTGCAGACTGATGTATGGCAACAAGGTAAAAACCAAGAAGATTATCGTAACACTAAAGATCAAAAGATGGTTGAAAAGTTGCAACGTGAATTAGAGCTTGTAACAACAGCTATTGATAATCAAAAGAATATTCTTGAACGTGAAGGTAGCTCACTAGAAGATGGCGACTATCGAATGAAGTTGAAGAATAATTCAGATCAAATCTACGCAAAGTCTGATGCTGTACAACAATTATTAGCAGAATTCAACCAATTAAGTGTGACTAATTTTGTTGGAACTAAAGATGCCGACAATGCAAAGAATTTAGCTGAATCTCTTAGTCAAATTCGTGATTCCATCATGGAAAATCTTGATTCAATTGATGAGTTAAAGAAGAGCATTCATGATATTCAACTCAATTCAATCATTGAAAGTTTATCTAAGTACACAGATAACTTAAATGATAGTATTGACCGTCTAAAGAACAATGTCTCTAATTTGCAAGATGGATTATTAAGTGGAACATCTTATAACGATCTTATGAGTAGTAATTTTGATGTTGTTAACCTTAATCAAAAATCTGCTTATGAAAAGAGTGTGGCAGACAAGATTTCGTTAGAACGTCAATTGGACAGTGCTCTAGATCAATTCGCTAGAAAGAACGTTGATCGAACGGCGCAAGTAGCCAATGATCAACTTCAAATTGAAGCACAAAAGTATAACAATATGCTTTCGATGGCAATTAACTATGCTAGAGGTGCGCGTAATGAAGTTGGAGCTATTGATGTTAAATACAATGTATCTGTTGAATCTGACAAGATTGAAGTTCCTAACCTTACTCACAACCAAGAGTATGTACAGTCTTCAATTGCTTATCAGAAAGAAATGAATGAGTTAAAGGCTGAGTACAACCGTTTAATGGGTGAAGCTAATACTGCTGAACAAAAAGAAGCAATTAATTCTGAAATGATCTATAAGCAATTAGAACTCCAGGAAAAAGTTTACAAGTCCATGATTGAAGCTGATAAGAAAGCTATCAATGATTTACGTGAACAAATGAAGAATCCTGATATGACAACAGAACAGCTCAAAACTATTACTGATCAAATCGCTGATTATGAAAAGAACGTCATTGATGCTCAAAATAATATTAAAGATGCTGTGAAGAGTAGATTTGAGTATGAAAAAACTCAGATTGATAAACAGATTGATGATTATAGAAGATTTACCGATTATGTAAGTGATTTAGTTTCTATAGCAGACGCATTACATTTAGATGGCAATACACAGGCTGGTATTCTCCAAAGTCAATATGATTCGACTTATAGGGAATATAACAATTATCTTAGTGTTCTTCAACAACTGCGGAAGCAACAAGGAAAATATGAGAAGAACTCATTTGAATACAATCAGTTAAAGGCTATGATTGATGATTATGAATCTTCGCTTAATTCTACTGTTACTTCTCTACTAGATATAACTAAAAATCAGTTTAATGAAACTTTGCAGTCAATTCAGGATGATTTTGAAAAGAACGTCAATGATGGAATGACCGCAAATCAAGCTAAGTTCTTCCAGGATACTTGGTATACGGATATTCAAAAACAATTAAAACTTGAAGAGATGCGTCTAAAGATTGTTGATCTTGAAGATAAGACTGTTGAGAAAAGATTGGCTGCTCTTGATGCGCAGAAACAAATGTCCAAATCGGAAGCTGATTATGTTGATAAACAGATTGATTTAGCTTTAGCACAACAGAAACTAAACAATACTCTCAATAAGAAAGATGTTCGTTATCTTCAAAAAGATGAAAATGGCAAGTTTAATTGGACATATATCGCTGATCAGGATCAAGTACAAGCAGCTCAACAGGAAGTTAATCAGGCAAAGCAAGCTATTGAAGAAGCTAAGATTTCCGCGAGAAACGAATATACGCAACAAATTGAGGAGATAGTTTCTGATATTCAAGATGGAAAGATTGATCAATCGGAAGGTCGATCTCGTATTAATCAAGCTTACCAATCCAAGGAATATGTTCTTAAAGACATTCCTGGATTCGATAAAGGTAAAGCTGATGACATAATTAATGCTTATGACAAATATATTGCTAAGAATCGGCAAATTATGAAAGATTATAGCAAAAACTCGACCACCAATATAAATAATGATTATCAGCAAATCGTAAAAGGATTTGGAGATCAATTTAAGATGGTCAGTCGTGATCTTGGCGAAATATTTGGGAAGGAATTTAGAGATATTCTAAATCTTCCAGCTAACAGGTTTAATGAAACAAGCAGTCAAAACAAGTCTATTGTAGTAGAGAACATGAAGGTTGAATTACCAAATGTTGAAAATCCAAATGATTTTGCCAAAGCAATGCAAGATCTACCTGCATTAGCTAAGCAATATGCAAATAGCAAGCATTAATAAAATAGGCTAGGGCAACCTAGTCATACATATATAAATAATAAGTCGAAAGGAGTTATCTTAATGACTCAGCCGATATTAAATACAGTATCTACATATGATGCTAAAAATGAGCGGAGGCTAACTTATACTTATCTTGGTCCAGAGCGGACTACGACAAGTCAATTATCTATAAGAGAGAATAAGAGTGGCTCACAACCAGTCTTTGAAAAAGAACAACACTCATTGGATAAAGAGTTTATTCTACCAGCTAATACACTTACAAATGGAACTTCGTATTTAGCAAAGCTAAGAGTCAAGCTTGACAATGGATATTCGGAATGGTCCCCGGAAATAAAGTTTATGTGCCTTACAACACCACGAATTATTTTCGATACTATTGACCAAAAGCAGTTTATATATACCAATGATGTGTTGATGTCGGCTATATATACACAAAAAGAGAATGATCAAGTCACAAGTTATAGATTTACATTATACGATCAACGACATGTAACAATTCAGCAGTTCTCAATGAATATTCCAACAACTGTATCCCCAACACGTTTTTCGCAAAGAGTTAGAGATATAAAAAAAGGCAAATTATATTATATTGGCTTATATGTTGAAACTGAACATGGAATACGTTATGAGCAGTTGCAAGAATTTACAGCACAATATATATCACCCAGTGTTTCAGGAGTTATTCAACCTCAGTTGAATGAACAAGAGGGTCAAATAAACATAGAACTATTCTTAAAACAATTATTAGGAACGTCTGCTAAGGCTTATATCCCCAATAGAGACACTGATAGTGATGATCATTATTCTTATTGGAAAGATGATTATGTGATAGTTCCTAAAGATAATCCACTAATGTTTACGAAATTAGCTATGGCTAAAGCAAGTAATTGGGTTGCTAAGTTATGGGTTATGAATGTGCGAGATGGGCTATTTCTTGATTTCGCGCAGAAGAATGGAAAGGGTCAGCATATTAAGTTTTATAAACATAACGATTATATTACAGCGGAAAAAACTTTTGGACATGTTGTTTCAAGAACTCGTTCAAATGTAGTATCAGGTCTTGGATTGAAGCCATTCTATCTTTATATCAAAGTTCTCGAATACAGAGTAGAAATGTTAATTGAACCAGATTACACATTTAAGGGTGACGATAATGGTGATGACTCTTTATCTGCTGCTGAAAAGAAAGAATCTATAGCAATAAATACTCAGACACAAAATGAGATAAATGAAGCTAATAATAAAATCATTGCAGCAAGAAATAGATTACAAGTAAGCCATGATGAACGGTGGGGACAATATATAGCGCAAATTAATGCGGCAATTGCCGATGCAAGAGCACATATTTTAAATCATGATGAACTTGAAGTTCGAATTCAGGAAATTGATGATAAGTACTGGGATTACTTTAACAAGGAAGAAAGAGTTAACTTCCAAAAGGAAATAGAAAAAGCAAGAAGAGCTGCTGAGGGTGCTTTAATGCAAGATAGATTTGATTATCTTCAAAGAATACAAGAAATTATCGCAAAGATTGATAGTAAAGAATATACCCTTGAGAAAGGTGTACAGCAAATTAATCAGTATGGTGATGCTTATAGATTTATTCTTGAGGATATTCCAGTTTTTGATCAGATGAATCTTACGTTAATTAAAGAAACATATAGAAAATATGCGACTCAATATGAAGAAGAAATAAAGTCAGCAGGACGGGGAGCCCTATTTGAATGAAGTTAGGTGAAATATAAATGATAATTGGAGTATCTATGTATAACTTAGGATTCGATGGCTTGTTCTATGATACTGGAATCCCAACGTCAGAACTTGACGAAGTAACAATGGGTGCAGGTATGTATGATGAAATGTACGTTACAGTTGATGATGAAACCACCTCGGAACCGACAAAGCCAGATCAATGGACGCTAAAAACGATTATGGACGCTAATTTTAATAATACTTTAGAAGCCGGGAGTATCAATGGTAGAAGACACCATGTTGTTAAGCTTCAAATGTATAGACGAGAATACGAAAATCCTGCAAGTGATTGGTTGCTAATCTCTGAATTTAGTTACGAGGAAAAATATAACTTGTATACAGTTATAGATAGATTCGTAGAAAACTATAAAACATATGAGTATGCTCTTGTACCATTGGCAAAGGATATAACGGGTGAAATGCTGATTAGTAAACCAGTTCAAGCTAAATTTACTGGGACCTTTATTTCGGACGTACAACATAACTATTCTATGTTCATTAATTTACAGTTTTCTGATTTAACTTATAACAATAATGTTTCTAAGGTAGTTCCGCTCAATGGAAAATATCCTATTGTCACTTACGGAAACGCAAATTATAGAACAGGTTCAGTCAAATTCTTACCATTAACACCAGAACAAGAGTTTGGATATGCTAGTGAAATTGACTCTCATGCAGAATTTGATAATCGTAAAAAGATTATTGATTTCTTGAGTAATGGTCAAGCCAAGGTAATTAGAAGAGATGATGGTGACGTTATTGTTGTTGCAACAAATAATGTAAGGACTGAATCAATCTCTGAATCAGTCGATGAATTATCAAATGTTACATTCGATTTTACGGAAATAGGTGGATTAGATTACAGCACGCTTGAAAAAGGCGGATTAATTTCGAACGCTGGTAAGTCTGTTTACACTTATGATGACACAGGAAATATTGTTTGGAACAGTGAAAGAATTAATGATGGAGCAAGACGTAGAAATGCTGATTCGTTAATAGCAGGAAGTCAGGAGGGTTAATAAAATGTCAGTTTTATCAAGACCGCAGAATTATAACCAAACGCTTCCTAATATAGTTACAGGAATGGAAGAACAGCTTCCTGGTAGAGTGACCAACGCTCTCCTTCAGCCAATACGTAATTTGGAAACTACCATACAAGTTATTGATGATAGAGGAAACATCATTGATACTATAACGGGTAAAACTGTTGAAGGCTCCATATCAATGGATGCTAGCTCTCTAATAAGACGAACGGGAAGCCTTAAATTAGCTGTTGATCCCGCTTATATGCCAAATAAAAAGAGTATGCTTTGGTTTGATAAGCGATTCAGAATATATCAGGGAATTGTTGATACAAGCCAGTACCCTAGAGAAGCGATCAATTATCTGTTAGGGACTTTCTACGTAGATGAAACGGGACTGCAATTTAGCGAAGATAATAGGTATATAACAGTTAAATTGAGTGACAAAATGACTAATTGGGAAGACTCTGGGCTTGAAACAAAATTAGAGGTTAAGCATGGGACACCGCTCAATGAGGCAATGAGAGGGATACTTGAACTGGTTGGAGAAACCGATTTTGGATATATGGAAAAGACTACTGACAAAGAAGTTATTCCTTATGATTACAAAAAAGAAGCCGGAACTAACATTATTGATATAATTACTGATTTTAGGGATATGTATCAAGAGTTTGTTTGTGGATATGATGTAATGGGACGTTTTGAGTTTAGAAGAATTCCGATGCAATTGAAACGGGAGATGAAACCTTCTAGGTGGGAATTTGATTCAGTCTCAACTGATAGAGCAGATGTAACTTTATCTTTTGCCGAGTCTTATTCATTAAAAGATGTGAAAAATAGAGTTGTTGTTGTGGGAAATACTTCAACCACAACAGGGTACACTCCTAAGGGTATTGTGACAGTAAAGGCAACAGATAATCCATTTAATACAACTGCGATTGGAATAAGAACAAAAGTAATTCAGAATAATGACCTAACAAATGATATGCAATGTGTTTCTCAGGCAGAATATGAGATATGGAAAAGTACACATTTTCAAGAACAGGCAAATATTAGTATTGTTCCTCTTTATCATTTGAAACCATTTGACTTAATTACAATAAAAAATCCAGTTTCTAACGTCAGTGCTCAATACATGATCGATACGATTGATGTGGATCTAGATGTTGAGGGAACTATGTATATTACAGCTCATAAGATGTATTTTGTTACTCCTATTTATGGAGAAGCTAACACTCCTTTGGTTGACGCTATTAAAAATGGTATCGATAAATTGGGGTGGCTTTCTCTAGGTGAACAGAGAATTAAAGATGCTTATGGAATCTCGGCAGATGGGAGGAATACATTATTTATTAGATTTATTAGTGGGGCGCTGGGTGGTAGTCAAGCTTCTACTAATGCTTATACAACAACACGAAACCAAATTATGGAATTGGATTTATCTGATTACCAAAAACTTGATTTTAAAAGTGAAGACGGTAACGTTGGAAGGTCAAAAGCTGATTATGCAGATCGTGTTCTTGGACATGAAATGTTCCACGCTGTATGTAATGACTTTTATGGGGTTATGAAAGTTATTGATATACCGATCTGGTTTAAAGAAGGTTTTGCTGAGCTCTTACATGGGGGTAAAGACCGTTACGAAACTATAAATGGTTTTAAGAATAGTGAAGAAAAGAAAAATTATTTTATTAATATGGCAAAGGAACAGTTGGAAGGTAAGTGGTCATCGACCAGTGAAGATTATGTAACAGCATACCTAATTGCAGCAGCTATTTATTATCTATGCGGTTCAAAAGAAAAGATGATGTTAGCCTTTCAAAATATAGAAAATGCTCAAAATATTAATCTTAATTTCTTAAAGAAATTCTTGCCTGACCTTGGCTCAACAAACGAAGAAGTGGAACAAAAGATTATTAAAGAATTACAAACAATGCCACTTTGGGAATTCTTAAACGATCCAAATGATCCAGATACAGGGTCAATTGGTGGTAATCATATGGAAAATCTGTATAATCGACCTCTTGATGCAGAAAATGTGTTTAATAATCAGGAAGCAAAGTGCTCTTCAATTGGGTTTAAAATAATTTATTCAGATTAATTTGATACATTGGTTTCATTTAATTGAGAGTGAAAGCGCTTCATAATATAATAGATTAGTATGATTAAGTTTAAAAATTAAGGAGGTCAACTTATATAGAAGGGAAGAAAGTGAATGTCTAGGTCTAGCTTTCCTAATAAGATCGACCAGTTTATAGAGTTATTTGATTTACCTGCTAACAAGGTAGCTGATGCTCTTGAAATGCAAAAGCTCAAAGCAAAGTCTACTTTAGACAATAATGAGCAAAATCGGCTTAGTGCATTACAGGCCGAATTACAAGATTACACGATTACGCCTGAAACAATGAATAAATTACAGGACGCAATTGTTGAAATAGAAAAGTTTTTTGATGGGAATGTGCGACAATATATCCTATCTAAACAAAAGGAATGGGACACATATGTAAATGACTTTACATGTGTTGGTAACTGGGATTCCACAAAGAAGTATCAAAAACAAAATTTAGTTTCATATAACGGAAACCTTTGGTTATGTATAAAAGATATTGTTTCTAGTGCTGGTAAAACACCTGATAAGCTGCCAGATAATTGGAGACAGGTATCTTATAAAGGTGACAAGGGTGACATTGGGCTAAATGCAACGTATAAGGGTGAATGGTCTGGTAGTATTCAATATAAGGCTGGCGATGCTGTCTCAGTTAGATCAGATTTACCATGGAAACCAGTTGATATGGTTTTTATTGCAAAAAAGGATAATGAGGGACAAAAACCAACTGTTGGTGCTGCGAGTGATTATTGGTTTCCTTATCATAATTTGGTCTATGGGACCTATGACTTCATTGATACAAATACACCCATGCATCCTGATGTTACCTACATTAAGGAATTACGCGAATTATAGGTGACATTAAATGAGTAATCCTATTGGTGGTGCGCAAAAAAACCTATTAAAAGGTATTGAGAATGTTGTAGATGCAAAAATACGTCAAATGAGCAAACCCGAAATAATGACGGGTGTAGTTGCGGAGGATCCTAAAGGCTATAAGTGTATTGTTAGATTTAACGATACTGAGAAGGTTTGTCTGTTACCTGAACATTTACATGATTGGATAAGTAAAGATGATATTGTTTTTGTTACAGATACACGTGGTAATCAATCTCAATTGGTTGTAACGGGTTCCTCAGGTTCAACTAGAGGTCAGACACTTGTTATTAATGATGAAAATAAAGATAAACTCACAGGTGGCGTTACTAAATTTGAAGATAATAATGGTGATCTGACTGATAATAAGTTAGTTGTACAATGAAATGAGGTTATGAGATGGTAAAAAGAATAGAGGCAGAATATCAGCATGGTGGTGCTGTCTACTATTTTAAGACAGATGATAGATCGGTAACGATCTTAGATGAAAATAATAATGAAATTGGAACACTTGAACAGTTGGCTTTTAATGGGAAAACTATCACTGGTGGAGACATTAAGGATATAACACATACTGGTCTTTATAAGGTCAAAGGTGTTTCGGGACTACCTGGGAATGTCCCAGCAAACCAGGAATGTATGCTGGCGGTTCAGTCAATTGGCGCTGGTTTAAGATTATATAGGTTAATTGCTCCTAATGGAGTTATTGTAGAAAATACTGTTTCTGGCAATACTCAATCAGGATGGGGATCTGGTGGTGTTGGATTAAGAAATACCATTTCTAGTATTAACAATGCCCTTGGGTCTGTTCATGATTTAAAAACACAAAATAAGAATTTAACAGCAGCAATTAATGAAGTCTTATCTAAAATAGATGACAATCAGAGCAATAATAATGAACGGTTAAAGGCACTTGAAAACAAAAATTTTGATAGTCGCTATCTTTTGAATACTGGTGGCAATATGATGGGTAATATTGCTATGCGGAACGGTAATGCCTATCAATTAGATAATAATAAGAATCAGCCCACTAATTTTGCATATATGGATGGGAGCAACACGACCCATATAGGTGATGGTAGTTATACACTACAATTACATGGGTCTGGAGACCTTAAATACAATGGGGCAAAAGTGTTTACAACGAGTAACATCGGCAGTGGTTCTGGTTTAGATTCAGACAAATTAGATGGAATAGATTCGATGGGATTTATTCAAACTCAAAAGGACAATCCAAAACAGTCTGATTTTTCAATAAATGAACATTCAATTAGGCTTCATCTTCCAAAGGAAGATAACAATAATATTTATTGGCAACAATCAATTATTCAATGGCGCAATAGTAACAATCAAGTCGTATCTGATATTGAGTCTAATGGTATTGGAGACATTGTCATTCGTCCTGGTGGACAACTTAACAAACGTGCACCATTTAGAGTTTCTAACAATAATTTTATGGAATACTTTGGAAATAGAGTTAATTTTGTGGGAACAAAGTCTATGGATGTCAGATGGCAAACAGAAGATCAATCAAGTCATGATGGTGGACTTGGATTCTTCATTCCAGACTGGAATAAAAACGAATTAGCCTTCGGCAATTGGAATACGCATGAGGTTATCATGGAATTCGCTGTACATGATGGAGAAGCAATTAAGATAGCTCACTCTCCTTACATAGGAGATCATAACAGAAGATTATTCCTGCAAGATGAACAGCCGGGTGGAGATGTACCATATGGCTCTTTATGGGTAGGCTTTTAGGAGGACAAGAAAATGGCACAAGCAAGATTATGGGACGGCCATAATTGGGTCCGAATTGGGTCTCGCAATTTTCGTTCCCCTGGAAAGGCTGGTCTAAAGGGCCGAATTTGGGACGGTCATAACTGGATAAACTTTTTAGAAGAAACAAAAACAGCACAGTGGGAATGCACCGGTGTACAGTCGTTTTGGTCATGGGGAGCCGCTAAAGGATGGTCAGCTTTAGTTAGACCAGACCGTCCAACGCAAGGCTGCTACCGTCCGTACCATGACTCCTACGATTGGGGCGATGAAAGCGCTCAAATCTACTTTGACTGGGGTAATATTCAAAATACTTTAAGAGGAGCCCGTATTGATAAGGTAGAAATTTATATGCACTGTCTTCACTCAATGTACTTTAACGGTGGCGAAGGAGTATTTGGTACGCATAATGCCCCAGGTTGGCAGGCCAGATATTCAGAAAATCACTTTGGCGTTGCTAGAACCCGATACTGGAAAAGAGATCAGGGTCAATGGATAACATTACCAAATTGGGTCGGAGATGAATTCCGTGATGGTAATACAAAAGGAATCACCTGTCGTGCCGGAGATACAAATGGATTTAGATATTTGTGGTATGCAGGTATGCCAGATGGATGGAAGAAGCCTAAATTAAGAATTACTTATACAGTTTAATTTATATTATTGACTATTTTCTTTAAGGAGGACAAATAAATACTCGAAAGGAGCAATTTATTGTGTTCAAGAAGTTTCTAAAAAGAATGATAATAGTCATTGCTACTATTATTCTTGTTATTCCTATTTTTTCAGGATTAGCAGGTGCAGATGCCAGGTCATATGGACCTGATCTATCGAAATATCAAGGTACTTATGCAAGTAAACCTTATGCGCGAGATCAGTTTGCAATTTCACAAGTTGGTGGATACGTAAATGGTTATTTCTATGACCAATGGACATATCCAACACAAATTAGTTCAGGTATTGCTAATGGGTTGAGAATGCACACTTATATTTGGTATCAAGTTGGTGGAAATGCTCAATTGGGGAAGCAGGTTGTAGATCATTTTCTACCAAAGATCCAAGCGCCTAAGGGGTCGATCATTGCATTAGATTATGAAGATGGAGCATCTTGGGACAAGAATGCTAACACAGAAGCTATTTTAGCTGGTATGCGTGAAATTAAGGCTGCGGGATACGAGCCGACGTATTACTCATACAAGCCATATACCCTGGCTCACGTTGACTATAATCGTATCCTAGCAGAGTTCCCAGACTCATTATGGATCGCAGCTTATCCAGATTACAGCGTCCGTTCAGAACCATACTGGGGTGTATTTCCATCTATGCCAGGTGTGACTCTTTACCAGTTTACAAGTCATTATAAGAATATTGCTGGCGGGTTAGATGGTAATATTTCATTAGCACCTAATGGTCATGACATTACTATGAGCGGTTACACTAACGGTAATTCACAGAAACCAAAGACCGAAACTCCTGCAACGGAACAAGGTAAGCAAATTCATAAAGATACTCATAACTACACTGTAAAGCCAAATGATAGTTGGTGGGCAATAGCAAATCGTTATGGCATGGAAATGAACGCTTTAGCGCAATTGAATGGTAAGACCATCAATGATGTAATTCACCCAGGTCAAGTTATTCGTGTTGCTGATAAGGGGGAAGGTCAATCTGTTTCGAACAAGGTTAACACTACCCCCACACAACCATCAAATAATACTCAATACTACACTGTACAACCAAATGATACGCTCTCAGGTATCGCTACAAAATTTGGGACAACATATCAATCAATCGCATTCCTTAACAGAATTGATAATCCAAATTGGATTTATCCTGGTCAGCGACTAAAAATTAATAGGGCGACTCAAAATAACAGTTCTAACAGAGTACACTATGTGCGTTACGGTGAAACACTAAGCGGCTTGAGCTATTCTCTTGGAGTTAATTACCAGACACTGTTAAGCAAAAATAATATAGCTAATCCTAATTTTATTCGTGTGGGTCAGGCCATTTACTACTAAAAGAGATACAAGGAGGAAATTAATGAAAGAAATTTGGAAAGATATAGAAGAATTTAAGGGATATTATCAAATCTCTAATTTGGGACAAGTTAAAAGTATGGATAGAGATGTTATTTATAGCAATGGGGTTATTCGACATTACGAAGAAAGAATTAGGACCCCCCAGTAACAGATAAGAATGGATATTTGATGGTAACGTTAAATAAAAGTTATCCTAAAAGAGTACATCAGCTTGTTGCCAGAGCGTTTATTCCCAATCCAGATAATTTACCATCAATTAATCATATTGACGAAGATAAGACAAACAATCGAGTGGATAATTTAGAATGGTGTTCGGTTTACTATAACAATCATTATAATGGTAGATATGAACGAATAAAGCGCTATCCCAAGTCGGTTTGCTTGTTTAATATTGTGAATGGTGAGGTAATAAAAATCGAGTCTATATCTGAGGCTGCTCGTAGGCTGCACGGGTCCGCCGGAAATATTGAAGAAGTGATAGATGCAAAAGGAAGGACTTTTAAGGGGTGGATGATATTTTCTGAACGCAATTTTAATGGCTTAGCTATTAAACAGAGTTTGGAGGAATATAATGAGCATCCAGGTAGCATAAACACGTATTTAAGAAATAACGAGGAGTCTAAATATCAAAATGGGCAGTTGCTAGATTATTGATCTGGGTTGGTCAAAGAATTGTTGCATAACATAAATCAAACATATTAATAACTTGGAAATGAGGCTGGGAAAAAAGTCTCAAAACTTAAAAATCGCTAGAAATCAACGTTTTCAGTAACGTGGTTTCTAGCGATTTTTCATATTACTATTTCCTAAAATTTATCTGAAAATATAGTTTCTTCCCAACCTCTTTCTGTACATAAATATATTTATACTAATTCAAAATTAGTAGTTAAGCAGGAAAAATTAATTACTCATGAGGTGAAGTAAAGATATGAGATACTTAACGGTATTAGTTAGTGAATAATATCGAACTAAATTAATTGAAAAACTTTAATTTACACTATTGACACAGTAGAGTTTGAGGTGTAATATAATAATCGTTGAAAGGGACAAGGAAGCCTGCTTTCGTAATTCATTGATAAATACTCAATCAACAATAATTATAAAATCTTGCATGGGTTTTGTAATTTTGTTTCGGTAGCTCAACTGGATAGAGCATCGGTCTTCTAAACCGAGGGTTGCGAGTTCAAGCCTCGCTCGAAACATTGTGTCTATTTTACATTATTGACACATTAACAGCGAAGATGTGGAAGAAAGATTACTTTAATTTCATCAATTATCTTCCTTATAAAATGAACTGAATTGAGTTTTCACAATTATGTACTTACCTTTCTAATTTTCACAATTATTCACCCCTTAATCTTTCTTGGAGGTTCGACTCCTCTGCTTCGCATAGGGCAGAAATGCCCGAAATTATTAAACATTTGCGTGCTGTGTTTAATAATCGAAAATTGTTATTTCTTTTTATCACCTTCTTTTTGTTAACACACTGCGGTTCGACTCCGTTTTGTGTTATTCCCAGCTTAGTGGTTGGGCTGGGGAACTCCTTTCATGGTTAAGCACCTCCGAAATATGAAAGATTAGTTGGTCAGATAAGATATGTGTGGTCTTATCTCGATATGGTTCGGTATAGCTCAATGGTAGAGCAACATTGTGCGGTGTAGATATGCGGTTCGACTCCCATTGCCGAAATTCCTAGTAATAGGTTGTTTCAAATGACGGAAAACGTTTGGAATGTAAAAAACACCTAACGTATGTTCAATAGGTTATATTTTCCATATACCTTTACATTTTTCAATTCGATCATTGTTATGTATTTGTTGAAATGCATAACAAGATGCCTAGGTAGCGAAGTGGTTAAACGCTGCGGACTGTAAATCCGCCACCTTTTGGTTTCGGGGGTTCGAATCCCTCCCTGGGCATTGATTAAGAAGGAAAGGAGTAAGAGTGCATATGCCACTTAACGATGACTTAATTAGAGATATTCTGAAAAATATTGCTATACATGGTGTAAAAGGGAATAACCTTACTAGCATCATAGCTGAACTTCCTGGATATTCAGAAAAGGCAATTTTGGAAACCCTTAACTGGATGGAGATAAATGATTTCATTGGTAAAACACAATTAGAAAACTACATTCTATCTTATTATG